AAATGAACCGTAATTTAAAATTTAATTTAGAGGTTGAGACTAACGCATTATTGTGTGCCAACCCTGAGGAGTTCTACTCCAAAGCATATCTTCAATCAGAGGATATTGCATCTAACTTTCGCTCTTTGCCGGGCATCAAGTCTAAGACTAAGTTAGCTAATGTAACTTTTGGTAACATCTTACAAGCATCTACTTGTAATTTTACTGCTCCTAATGATTCATTGGATGCAGTTGATATTGATGTATGTCCTTTGTCAGCTATGGCTCAATTATGTCAGTTTGACTTAGAGCAATCATTCTTAGCTTTACAAATGGCAAAAGGATCTAATGGTGATTTCACTGTTGCATCTTTTATGTCATACTACTGGAATGAAATGGCATTGACTATCGGTCAAGATATCGAGTTGTTGAGATGGCAAGGTGATACAGAGTCTGAGGATGATTTATTGTCTTTGTGTAATGGATACTTGAAAGGACTTTGTGGAGATGTGGCAGTGAATGGATTGTATGCAGGTGCTATTGATACATCAAATGTACTTGACCAATTGAGTGCTGTACTTGCTCTTGCTCCTTCAACTATTAGCAGAAGAAAAACTGAGTTAAGATTTTATGTATCTACTAATGTAGCTAATGCTTATGAGCTTGCTGCTGCACAAGGTAACACTTTGACTTATGTTACTACTCCATTAGGTTTAACATTCTTAGGAATTAATGTAGTTGTTTGTGAAGGTATGCCAGATAACACTATCTTGTTGACTTTGAGAAATAACCTTATCTATGCATTTGATGCAGAGGGTGATGACAAAGCATTGAAAGCTGTTAACTTATCTGACACTGTAGCTGAGCCTTATTTGAGAACTCGTGCTAACATGAAAGTAGGATTCCATTATGTTAACCCTGCAGAGATTGTTTTGTATAACGTTTGTTTCGACTAATCTCTCCCTTATATATAACGGGGGTAGAAATGCCCCCTATTTTTAAACACTAAAAAAAAACTAAAATGAGCTGTGTAACTTTAGAAACAATTTTAAAAAGCTGCGACAACAACTCTGGAGGTATCTACCGATTTTTAGTTAATAGACAAGATCAAGTTGATGAGGCTAATATCACATTAGATGCTGCACCAAATGATTGGACTATTGACTCTTTACCTTTAATAGGTGGAGGTGATACATTCATTGAATTGGAGTTCAGAAGAAACGTATCCTCATACACTGAGGACTCAGCTATTGACTTAATTAATGGTTCTACTTATGTGACTTCAACAATAAACTTGATGTTCCACAGAAGAGACCAGGATAAGTCAAAAGCTATTAACATATTAGGAGCAGGCCAACAATACTTAGCAGGTATTGTACAGGATGCTAACGGAAAATATTGGTACTTCCCTTACTTGCAGTTATCTGCAACAGGTGAAGGCTCAGGTACAGCTCGTGCAGATGGTAGTAAGTACAGCGTTACTTTGGTAGCGGAGAACCCTACTTTGGCATATGAGGTTGACCCTGCTATTATTGCCGGACTCCTTTAATCTTGCCATAGATTATAAACTAAGAGCCTCACTTCGGTGGGGCTTTTTTAATAATTATTTCTTTGAGATACAATATAGGTATGATATATCTTGAGAAGGATACAGTTAACACCTTTGTGTTGACACTTACAGAGGTTACAACAATCTCTAATCCTTATTATTTATTTGAATTTGAGGATGAGTTTGACACTACAGCTAACCCTATCTATTGGCAGGGAGTTGATACATCCTCATGGCCTTCAAGATATAACCTATTTACTATCGATGAGCCCACTGATATAGACTTTATTAAGGGGCAATACAGATATAAAGTTTATGAGAGTACTACTCCAACAGTTGATCCTACAGGATTGACTATGATAGAGGAGGGCCGCATGGTAGTGGCAGGGATACAAACTAATTCAATCTATGACTAATGGCATGGTATAACAGATTTATAGGCAGCAAGCCACAAGCAACAGAGATAGTTGAGGGATATCAATCCTTCTCTACTCCATTTCAAAAGGTAGGCGGAGCCAACCTATCACTCCCTTATGTTAATGGCCGCTATCAGATAGCAGGATACATCCCATTTGGGCAGGATAACCTCTATCCAGAGTTACTTAATCAACTATATTACTCATCACCTTTGCATGGTGCTATAGTTGACTTTAAGACTAACTCAGCAACAGGTGGAGGATACACTATTGAGACTGAGAAAATGTCTCAAGAGGATAAACTCAAGTTATATACCTTTGAGAGGAAACTTAAGTTAGGTAAAACAATCAGAGCCATAGCTCAACAGTTGATAGTTCACCATAGAGTGTACTTCAAGTTGTGTTATAATAAGAAAGGAGAGATATATAAAGTTGAGAACATCTCACCTGAGAGAGTTAGGATTTCAAGAGATAAGGAAACATACTTTATTTGTGAGGATTGGACAGCTCGCATTGATGTGAGAGAGATAAAAAAGTATCATCCTGCCAATACTGACCTTGAACAACTATATTGCTATGAGTTAATGACCTTGGGCCAGGAGTGGTATCCATTACCGCAGTACAGTTCGGCACTTAATTTTGCATTTCTATCTGGCGAGCTATCATACTTTGCTAAGAGTAACATTCAAAACTCAATATTCCCATCCTTTGCTATGATGTTCCCTAAGAGACCACAGTCAGAGGAGGAGAAACACATGATTAAGCAGACCATTGATAGGTTGAAAGGTGCAGCTAATGCAGGTAAGGCTGTTGCATTCTTTGCTAATAATCAAGATCAGTTACCTAAGATTGAAAGCCTACCAACTAACAGCAATGATAAGTTGTTTCAAGAGGCATCAAGCCTTAACACTGAGCAGATATGCTTTGCTCACACAATAGATCCCATCCTTATGGGAGTAAGAACTCAAGGATCACTCGGCTCAGGTAGTGATATCAAGCAGGCTTATGTTGTATTTGAGAAAAATGTAGTCATGCCATTGAGGAGACAAGTTGAGGAGATAGTTAATGAGATAATGACCATTGCTAAGATACCGGGCAAGTTCTCAATTAACAACTTTCAGATTATTAATGAGACCATCATTGAGCTTGAAGGTGATACCTCTAAGACATCAGATGCTTTGAACTCATTAAGTCCATTGGTAGCTACTAAGGTACTTGAGAGAATGACACCTAATGAGATAAGAGCTCTTGCTTCACTACCTCCAATTGAGGGAGGTGATGTTATACAAACAGAAACACCTGCAGCACCATGAACTACTTTATTACAGAAACATATTTAAAGACTAACACACCTATCACAGCCAATGTTGATGTGACAGATGTTACTCCATACATAGCAACACAGGCCCAGCTCAGAGTTATGCCTATCTTAGGCACTACATTCTACAACTATCTACTCACTAAGTACAATGCTCAGACATTGACTAATGATGAGGAGGCACTTGTGGCATATATTCAACCTGTTATAGCTTGGAGGAGTGCAGAGGATGCTGTGTTTGGCTTGACATACCAACTTAAAAACAAAGGACTGCAGACTCAGTTTGGGGATTTCTCAAGTTCAGTAACTCGATCAGAGGTTGCCTTTGGGATGGAGCACTACGCACAAAAGGCTTCATTCTTTGAGACCAGGTTAACAAGATACTTGATAGCTAATAAGGACTTATATCCTGAGTTCACAGCAGAGGTGAACAGAGATACTGACCTAAGACCTATGATTGATCATTGTGGCTGCAACTGTGGGGAAGTGTGTAGATTTGACTGTCCTTGTGGAGGATTTAGAGAGAATGGATATAATAACAGCATATTGATTTTGTGATGGGATTTAATGAAGTAGCATTTACAGTAATAACAATACTCATATCCGGTATAGGGTATTTTTTAAAGAGTTTACATAGTGACTTAAGAAGTGTTATGAAGGAACAAAAGCAAATAATTGAGACTCAAGGCAGACTAAAAGGTAAGATTGAACTTGTTGATAATGAGGCAAGGTTTAAATATGAAGCCATTGAGAAAATGACTCAACTTGAAATCAAGCACCTCGCTGAGCAGATAAGTGAGCTCACTCAATCAGTAAAGAAACTAATAGAAATAAATTTAAAATGAGCATAGCACAAAGATGGAACGCTCCCACTCCTAAGTTCTGGAAGAGAGTACAACAGGCAGCCATTACAGTGGGTGCAATAGCAGGAGTTATCCTTGCTGCACCTATCACACTACCTGCAGCGGTCATAACTGTGGCAGGATATGTGGCAACAGCAGGAACAGTAGCAGCAACAATATCACAATTAACTGTAGAAAGCAATGAGCAACGTTAAGAACTACACTGATAAGCAACTCTTAGATAGAGTCAAGTCATTATCTACTTATAAGAACATACCATCTGATATGTGGCTGTTGTTTGTTAGGTCAAATGAGGACGGCAACAACATCTTTGATGACAAAGTATATATATTCAAGGGCTCAGCCTTCCAATATGTAACCTCTTGCACTACCAATAAGGGCAACAAAGGAACTGCAGTAATGGAAGCTGACAGATGGAACTATGATTGTTATGCTTATGGACTTCACAGAGGTAAAATGGAGGCACTTAGACAGGTTGCCAAAGTACCTTACAGAAGAGATTACACAGCAGATGGTAAAACAAACCCAACTACTGAGATCATGGATAACATTATCTTTATGAATGTTCATGGTGCAACTTATAACAAAGGTAGTCAACAGGTAGCAACTCAAATTGGTGGTTGGTCAGAGGGATGCTTAGTGCTTAACAATAATCCTGATTATGAGAGAATGGTTCGTATGGCAAAAGACCAAGCAAAAGTATCAATAGTATTAATAAACGAATTTTAAAATGGCAAAAAAAGTAGGCAGACCTAAGAAAGTACAGGTTAACATTGAGGATGACAAAATTGATGTAATTGTAAAAACAAATAAGGCTGAGATAGAATACCACAAAGATGGTATCAATCAAGAGCTTGATTATGATGGTAAGAAAGTAGATGTCAACATCAAAAAAGATGAGACAGGAACTAAGGTAACTGTGGAATCTGAGAATAAATTTCTCAAAGCTGTTGCAACATTAGCATCTAAGTTTGTTGTAAAGCGATTTAAAAAATAGTATCTGGATACTTACCATTAGAACAGTTACCGGATCATTATCAAGTCCCTTTACTCACAAGCTGAGTAGGTGGACTATAAAAAAAGAATACACCCGCTATGGTTAATGGATTGTGAAACACGGTCGCCCACACTTAGCGGGTTTTTTATGTCTAAATAATGTCTAAAGTATGTCTAAATTATGTCTAAAAATCGACATAGATAGATGTAATGTTTATTAAATAGACATATATTATCCCGTTTTATCCCGTCCAGACCTGATATTCTTATTTAGAATCATTATAAATTACGCTAATTATTTGCATATATAAAAAAACTTACTAACTTTGCTCTATAAATAATAAACAAAACAGTATGAAAACAGAATTTATCAAAGAATGCGACACTTGTTGGGGGTCAGGATCAGTATTAATTAGCAGTGCTTATGAGCATCCATCTCATAGTGAGTCTGATATTTGCAATGAGTGTAGAGGTGAGGGTAAATACCTTGACTATGAACTATTAACTGAGCGTGTTGAGGATGTTGAGTGGATGATTGAGGGCATGTTGACTCGAATTAGATTGACATCTGATACTTTAAAAGATTTGAGTAGAGGTATGTTCTATGAGTTACTTCCTAAGTATAAGCATAGACTTAATATTCAGTCAAGAGCTCTTGCAAGATTAGAACTTTATTTGTCAAACCTTAAAACTTATTAATCATGACAGAAGATCAAAAGGCTGTGAGAGACGTTTTAGTGTTCTCTGCTGCATTATTAGCTATCACCTTTGTGTTGATGTATATCGGAGTAGTAGGATAGCATGAGAGAGCCTAAAATCAACTTAGCAATTATAAGCTATTGGGATAGCTTTGATGAAATCAGATATTATAAATATTTAAGAGTATTAAAAAATGTGGACAATACACTATCGAGGATACATGGGAGGAGCTTGGAGGATATTAAAAAAGACTGTGCAAGCAGACTCAGAATGGGAGGCACGAAGGATGAGCAACCTTTGGGAGAAACTAATAATTAAAATTGAGAAAGTATGAACTTAGATGATATCATAAGAGAAAAATTCCCTCACATGAGGACCATTGACCTGGCTAATGAGCTTGGACTTAAGTACTGCACTGTGGCAAATAAAGCTCATAGAATGGGATTGCATAAGTCAAAAGAATATCTTGCATCTGAAACATCTGGCAGACATAATCTAATTGAGGCTGGAAAAAAGCATAGGTTTAAAAAAGGTAATAAACCTCACAACAAAGGTGCTAAGATGCCGGAACATATCTATGATAGAGTTAAACCTACCATGTTTAAAAAAGGTAGCAAACCACATAACACACAGCCTATTGGAACAATCAATTTTAGAACTGACAAAGAGGGCAGGACTTATGCTTATGTTAAGATAAAAGATAGTGATTGGAGGTTGATGCATAGAGTGGTATGGGAGCAACATAATGGGTCAATCCCTCCTGGTCATGTTGTGAGGTTCAAAGATGGCAACACAATGCATTGGGATATTAATAACCTTGAAATGATTGACATGCGTAATAACATGGATAGGAATACCATACAAAGATTTCCTGTTGAGATACAGGAAGTAATTAAATTAAATAGTAAACTTAAAAAGAAAATCAATGGCACGAAACAAAATCAATGATCTTAGAGATCACTTATTCTCAGCATTAGAGAGATTGGATAATGATGAGCTCACAACAGAGGAACTTAATAAAGAAATTGAAAAGGCACAGGCAGTGGCTCAGATAGGCTCTGTTATCATTCAGAGTGCAAAGATTGAGATTGATTATCTCAAGGCCACCGGCATGATTGAGTCAAGCTCTGAGCTATTCAAAGGTATTAACGAACAAAAGAGATTATCATGACAACAGCAGTAGAATGGTTTATAATAAATTTAATACAAGTATGCGGTGCTCCACCAGAAGGAACATGGAAGGAAGTTGAAAATCTTTTACAACAAGCCAAAGAAATGGAGAGAGAACAAATAATATATTCAAACTATAATGGTCAAAGTGTTGGGAAAAAATTAAAAGATATTAATATACACCAAATGAAAACTAAAGCAGAAGAATACTACAACGAAACCTTTAAATCAGAATAGAATGATAGTTTACAAATGTAATCAGTGTAGTACACTTAATGAAAAACAAACAAAGTGCTTGAGAAATGAGAATGATGTACCAGATAATTGGATAACAATGGACTTGAATTATTATAATAATAATCAAGACACTGATACTTCAGTTAAACTTATGACATCTGTATCAAGACTAAAGCATTTTTGTTCTAAAAAATGTTTCTTAGATTATTTTTTCCATCCTGATGAAATTATGGTCAAAGCAAAAAAGAGTAAAAAAAGTATTTAACCTTTGAATCAGAATAGAATGAAAACATTAACACCAAAACAAAAGAAAAAAGTGCAGCAAGTTTGTATTGCATTGGATGCCTTAATTTATGTAACTAAATTTAATTAACATGAAAAAACAAAACTTAGAAATGCTACAGCTACTTGAAAGTATAGAGGTAATGCTGCAAAATGGTAACTCAATACACCCAGACTCAGTCATTAGAGGAGCTATTCGCATAGCAATAGGAATGGATCAGTATGGAATGCCAGATGGATTAGACACTCCAGAGAAACATGAGCAGTATTTGAAGGATATTGGGTTAATTAATAAATCAGAATAACATGGCAGAAGAGGCTAAAATGGCATTATTTACTTTTGCAATGGGATTTTTAATAATTGGAATTGGATTAATTTATAATTACTTTAACGAAAAATGACTGACATAATACAATACATTGAGGACAATGATCTCAAAGCACGCCACAGATATAGACACTACACTTACAAGCGTTTCTATCTTTACAACCTACTCAGAGAGGAGGGACTTACACTGTATGAGATAGCAGCAATGTTTAACAGAGATCATGCAAGTGTGATACATGGACTTAAGACTCACCATGATCTAATCTCAATTAAGGATAAAATATATCTTGATTATATTGAGGAGCTCATGTTAATCTTTGAGAATTATAATGAAGATCATAACCTTGTTGATGACATAATGAACTGTTTTTGTTTAAAACAATTACGAAAAATTAAATTCAGAATTAAGAATAATCTCTACAAAGAATTAAATTTGTAGTCCATACTGTTTTGATTAATTATTTGTTTGACCCTTCTGGCACTGCTGGAAGGGTTTTTTTGTGCCTATTTAGGTACTTAAGTACACATTTTCTCATGTATATCCCTTATATATTATTTTTTTTAAAGAAATATTTTTTTTCAACATCTATAAAATAGCAAAATAAAGTGTATTTGTGTACCTAATTTTAATGAAAACCTTATAAATAAAGGATTTTAATAGGTACAAATATAGGTACAAATAAAAAATTTTATAGATTTGTCATATTTATGGAATTTATTTTTAATTTTGTACAGGGGTTTGCGGTTAGCTGCCCAGTAAAAGGTTTGTTCTCGTTCCTTTCCCCCTATTTTTTTAAAACGAGATTAATAAAACGAGATTAATATGATTGTATCTATATTTAAAAAGGTAACTGATACCACCACTCCTTATAATAAGGATGTTTTATATTGCCTCCAAAGAATCAAGGAAGGAAAATCAAAAGAATTAGTTGACAAAGTAAGGTCATTTGCTACAAAGGATGAGCAAAAACCTTATAAGAATGAACTCCCTGGAGTGTGTTTCAATGGCACATTTACACATAGAAAAATATCAGGGCTCAATCAAAGGTCAGGATTGATAGTTTTGGACTTTGATGACATGGCTTATAAAGATGAGGCTAATCAATTCAAAGATGAGTTAATAAAAGATAACTATATATTCTCTGCATGGATATCACCATCTGGGAAGGGAGTAAAAGCTCTTGTTAAGATACCAAAGGAAGGTAACTTCAAAGGATATTTTGACTCATTAAGGTCATACTTTGACTCAGAGTATTGGGATAATACAGGAAGTAATATTGATAGATTTTGTTTTGAGTCTTATGATCCAGAGTTATACCTCAATGTAAACTCATTAGAATGGACTCAGATTGAAGAGCCTGACCTTGATGATATTGGTAACTCAGATGTTACAATACCCATTAAGTCAGATAATAGAATAATAGAAAACTTACTAAAATGGTGGGATAAAAAGTATGGCATGGTGGCAGGAGCTAAGAATAATAATCTTTTTATCCTGGCCTCTGCTTTTAATGATTATGGCATCAATAAATCTGAGTGTGAGAATGTGTTACTTAAATTTGATGAGGGAGGCAAGGATAAGGAGATACTTAAAATAATTAAAAGTGCTTATTCTAAAAGCTCACAGTTTGGCACTAAGTTTTTTGAGGATGCTATCTCAAAAGAAAAGATTGAGAAACAAATAAGAGCAGGTAAAAAAACATCTGATATAGTTAAGTCATTGCCTGAGTTCTCTCAAGATGAGATTGAGAAGTGTGTTGACTCTATAAAAGATACAGGTAACATTGATGACTTTTGGACTTACACAAAGCAAAATAAAATACAACTTAGCATCCATCAGTTTAAATTTTGGCTACAACAAAACAACTTTTTTAAGTACTTCCCAACTGACAGTAATACTTACACCTTTATTCGCAAAGAGCAGAATCTAATTGAAGAGACAAATGAGAAGAGAATAAAAGATTTTACTCTTAGCTCTCTTTTATCCAGAGAAGAGATAGGATTTCAACCTTATGACTTGATGGCAGGTAGTTCAAAGTATTTCACATCTGAATTTTTATCCATGCTTGATAGCTCAGAAGTTGATATGCTTGAGGATACTGCTGATAAGTGTTACTTATACTATAGAAACAGCTGTATTGAGATTACAAAGCAAGGAATTAAAGAGCATGAGTACATTGATTTGAATGGATATGTATGGAAAAAACAGATAGTTGATAGAGAATATAAAAAATGTGATCATCATAAATCAGAATTTAGAACTTTTTTATGGCTCATTAGTGGTAAGGACTCAGCAAAATACAATAGCTTTAAGTCAGTGATAGGATACTTGATGCATTCTTATAAGACCTCAGCAAATAACAAAGCAATTATTTTCAATGATCAGACTATTTCTGAGAATCCTAATGGGGGAAGTGGTAAGGGTTTATTTTGGAATGCTCTTGCCAAACTTAAGAAAGTATCCTCAATAGATGGTAAAACTTTTGAGTTTACTAAGTCATTTCCTTATCAGACTGTTTCAACTGATACTCAATTATTAGTATTTGATGATGTAAAAAAGCATTTTAACTTTGAAAATCTATTCTCATTGATAACAGAAGGTATTACTCTTGAGTATAAAGGTCAAGATGCTATCAAGTTACCTGTTACAAAATCACCTAAGATAGTCATCACTACAAATTACACCATCGGAGGAGTAGGTGGGTCATTTGAACGCAGAAAATTTGAGGTAGAGATGTCTGATTATTTTGGATACCACCGTTCACCTCTTGATGAGTTTGGCCACATGTTATTTGATGATTGGAATGAGGAGGAGTGGGCAAGATTTGATAGTTACATGATTAACTGCTGTCAATACTATCTTAAGAATGGACTTGTATCTCATGACTTCACTAATCTTGATGTAAGGAAGTTTATAAAAGAGACATCATTTGAGTTCTATGAATGGTCAAAAGATGACCATTTACCACTTAATACAAGGCTGTACAAAGATGAGTTGCATAGATTATTTACTGAGGAGTACACTGACTATACTAAGCTAAGTAAAAAGAAATTTACTCAATGGCTGCATGTATTTGCTGAGTATCATAAGTATAAGATTTTTGAAGGTAAAACAAATAATATCAGATGGATAGTATTTGAGAGTGATAATGTACAACCTCCTCAAGATGAGGATGTGTGGGATAATATTGAAGTAAAAACAGAAACACCATTTTAATATGAAACGAATAAACAAAGACAAACTCAATGCTCTAATGATGGAGCAGTTGAAACAGAAGTATCCTAACATGCCAGAGGCATACATACCAAAGACTGATTGGACAGATAACTCTGCTAATGCCTTGACAAAGTGTGTCATTGCTTGGATACAGTTCATGGGCGGTCAAGCTGAGAGAATAAGCTCACAAGGTCAGTACAGGGAAGGAGCTAAGATACCTGTTGGCTCTGGCATCATGGCACACACAAAACAGTTACCGGGCAAATGGACACCCGGACAGTCAACCAAAGGAACTGCAGATATTTCTGCAACAATCAGAGGGCGGTCAGTTAAGATTGAGATAAAATATGGAAAAGACAGACAGTCAGATGTACAAAAGGAATATCAAACCTCCATTGAAAGGGCAGGCGGTGTGTATATCATTGTGAGAACATTTGATGAGTTTGTGGTATGGTATGAACAGTTTACATTAGGGATATGAGTGCAAAAGATAAGGCAATAGAGTTAGTAGATACCTATAAATTTGTGTTATGGTCTGAAGATACACAATGCGGTGATGAAATACTATGCACTGGAATAGCAAAACGATGTGCATTGATAGCTATGGATGAGATGCTTGATTTTAGAAATGCCTTGTATATCAATGAGGGCAGTTTGGCTCATCAATGGCTACTGGATGTTAAACACGAAATTGAACTACTATGACATGGGAGGAAAATTACCTAAAAGGTAGGACAAAAAAAGAGGTGTTGCGTAGACTTAAGGTCAAGTTAAAGCACTACAGGAAGAAGTACTGTGAGAAGAGAGTTAAGGGGATTAATAATGAATCAACAGATAATTGTTAATAACTTTATTTTGTACTTATGCAATCTTTTATTAACTTTGATGCAATAAATAAAAACAGTATGGAAAAACAAATCAAAACAGCTACTGAGAAAATCAAGGAGCTGAATGAGTTGAGTAACACACTCACTCTACATCAAAAACTACACAGGGCAAAGTTAGCCATTGGCAAGGTAGTTAAAAACGCTATGAGCCATCATTCAAAGTATGCTGACCTAAATGCTATCATGGCAGAGGTTGAGCCTGTACTACTTGAGAATGGCTTAATCTTATTACAGCCTATCCAGGCCAACAGTGTAGTCACTCAGATCATTGACATTGACTCAGGTGCAATGATTGTATCTTGCATGGACTTGCCTCAAGGTATTACACCTCAGCAAATGGGTAGTGCAATCACTTACTACAGACGTTACACCCTTCAAAGTGCTCTCTCATTGCAGGCAGTGGATGATGATGGTCAACAGGCATCTAAGGAACAACCAACTGAGACTAAAAAAGAATCATTATCAACTGAACGTTTCAATAATGCTCTTGCTAAGATTAAGGCTAATGAGTACACAGTTGAGGAGTTGAAAGCTAAGTTTTATTTAACCAAAGAACAGGAGGCACAACTATGAAATGGAGGCCATCACAATTAGGTAAGCTCATGACTAACTCCAGGAGTAAGTCTGAGCTCTTGTCTGAGACTGCTAAGTCTGAGATTAGAAAAATTGCTAAGCAGGATTTCTTTGGATACAGCTCAGATATTAAGACTAAGCCAATGATTAAAGGAACTGATTGGGAGCAGGATGGTATTGACTTACTCAATGAGGTTCGTTTCACTAAAAAGTACACTAAGAACACAATCAGAGTAACTAATGACCTCATGTCAGGGTGTTGTGACATCTTACTTGATGAGGTGATCATTGACATCAAGAGCTCCTGGTCATTAGAGACCTTCCCGGCAACACCATCCGAAGGTGAGAACTCAGATTATGAGTGGCAGGGTAGAGCATACATGTGGCTGTATGATAGACCATCATTTGAGTTAGTGTACACCATGTATGATACAGATGATACTCTACTCAATGATTGGGATAACAAATCAATCCATAAGGTCAATCACATACCTGCACACCATAGGGTGACTGTGTTAAGATATGAGAGAGATACAGTCATTGAGGAACAGATTAAAGAGAGATTAATAGCATGCTCTGAATATTATGCTCAATATGTAAATGAATTAAATAATAAATAATGGAAACAATTTATCAAGTGACTTATGCAAAGATGCCTAATTCATTTACTTCAAATCAATTTGCTAAGCAATTAAGAAAAATTAAAGCACCAAAACATCTGATAGATCAACAAGCTAATTTTTTACATGAAAACTGTATACAAAGAGATACAAAAAGAACATGGATAAAAAAAAATAGTCAAGCAAAACTTCCATTTCAATCATTTTCTCAAAGAAAAGGTTGTGATCTTGCACCACACATTATCAAGGATGGTATCAAGGGCACTGTTACTATTGTTCCTCAAGGTAAAGAGAAAGAATTTATTGAAAGTACTAAGGTTGCATCACCCCGGCAACGTATAGAGTTTTGTTTTGGATGGGGATTTATTAATATTAAGTTTTAAGTTATGCCATTTGTAAAAGGAGATGTAAGAATAAACAAAACTGGAAGACCAGTTGGAAGTCAAAATAAGACTCCAAACAGAGAAAAAGCTGTTGAATTAACTAATAAAATAATTCAAGATTTGTCATTAAACTATGATAAATTAACAACAGAAGAAAAAATAAAATTACTTCAAGTATTCAAAAGATTATTTGATTTTAATACACATATTGAAACAATTGAAATACAATAAAAAATGGATATAAAAACACAAATAGTCACTCAGTTAGTGGCTGCATCTTTATTTGATAGAGAAAAAATGAATTACTTAATAGAATATTGTGATCCTGATCAACAACATAAACCTGATTGGGTTCTTGCAATTCAATATGCAAATATGGTAGCCGATGAAATTATTAACCAAACTACTCCAGAGATAGCGTTCCCTGAGAGAGTAATATAATACAATAACAATGTCAGATTCAACAATCAAAGGAGCTATCAAGCTCATCAATCCGATCAAAGTGATCAGTGATAAATTCTCAGTGAGAGAGTTTGTGGTAACAACACCGGATGCCAAGTATCCACAGGATATACTATTCCAAACAGTCAATGACAAGATGGACGTATTAGAGTCATTGGGTGTAGGTCAGCAAGTGGAAGTATCATACAATGTGAGAGGCAGGGAGTTCAATGGTAGGTATTACAATACTCTTGATGCATGGAAGGTTGAGGTCACAGGATCTAAGCCATCACAGCCAAGTACACAACCAATAGAATTAGACGATGACCTCCCGTTCTAAGACAGTCTACATCAAAGATGGTGAGACGCTCACTGACTCAATTAGAGCAGAGTTGTTTGATAAGCTATCCAGGAGATATAAAGTTGTTCACCTTGCAGAGGATGTTGGAGTGGATAAGTTTCAAATGTACCG